AACAACCGGGAGTCGCGGTGTTTCATTTTCCTATTCGCAGGGAGACGGGACACGGTCGGTTTCCTATCAGCAAAGTTCTCTGGCTGACCTGCTGGCGCTGATTCAGCTACTGCAGGCACAGCTGGGGATCGTCGCGAGACCACGGAAGCCAGTGAGGTTTCGATTCTGATGAACAAAGTGCAAATACTTGGCCCGGATGGTACTCCGTATCGCGCACCGCGGCCCAGCATGCTGACGGGCGGCAGCCGGGTACCCTATGACGCCGCCGATTCGTTTAGTGATCAGCTGGCGAACTGGCAGCCGGCATTATGGTCGCCAGATAACGAAATCAACATCTATCGCGATCGCATTGTTTCGCGTGCCCGCGACCTGGTCCGTAACGACGGATGGGCGAACGGTGCTGTTACTCGCCTTCTGGATAACGCTGTCGGCGCCAATTTCAGACCCATCATGAAACCCGATTACCGTGTGTTGCGCATGGTCACCGGTAACAAATCCTTCGATTCGACATGGGCGGAAGAGTATGGCAAGGCGCTGGAAGCGCACTGGCGCACCTGGGCGTATGACACCGGGCGGTACTGCGATGTTGAACGCAAACTGACTGTGCCTCAAATGTTGCGCCTGGCTTTTCGCCATAAACTTATTGACGGGGATGCGCTGATGGTACTCCAGTACCGGCCTGACAGGTTAGGACGAGGTAAGGGACGGTACGCCACTACGGTTCAGGTCGTCGATCCTGACAGGCTCAGTAATCCGCAGCAGAATTTCGACATGCCGAATATTCGCGGCGGCGTAGAAATTGATGAGGACGGCGCGCCGGTTGCCTATCACATCCGCGAGGCGCATATCGGTGACTGGTGGAGCGGTGCTAAAACTATGACATGGCGGCGCATACCCCGCGAGACCACATGGGGACGTCCGCACGTGGTCCATGATTTTGATCATGAGCGAGGGGCCCAGCATCGTGGTAATGGCATCCTGACACCGGTTATTCAGCGCCTGAAGATGCTGGTGAAATACGACCAGAGCGAACTGGAAGCCGCCATTCTGAATGCCATTTTTGCCGCCTATATCGAGTCACCGTACGATTCCGAAATGGTCCAGGCCGCGATGGGGGAAAGCTTTGATGACTCCAGTCTGGGAGCCTATCAGGATGGCCGCGTTGAATTTCACAATGACCGCCGCCTGACCCTGCAAAATGGTGCCCGGATGCCGATTCTTTATCCGGGTGAAAAAATCACAACGGTTAACGCCGCACGGCCGTACAGCAACTTTGAGGTATTTGAATCCGCTGTGCTGCGAAACTTTTCATCCGGCACAGGGCTTTCTCCGCAACAGGTTACGCAGGACTGGTCAGATGTTAACTACAGCTCCGCGCGATCGTCGTTGCTGGAAGCCTGGAAGACACTGACCCGGCGTCGGGATGACTTCTCTATGGGGACTGCGCAGCCCGTTCTGACAGCTTTTGTCGAGGAAGTTCACGATAACGAAGATTTACCCTTGCCATCAGGCGCACCTGACTTTGTAGAGGCTCGCGCCGCTTATTCCCGTGCGCGCTGGATGGGGCCGGGGCGTGGCTGGGTGGACCCTGTTGCAGAGAAGAAAGGTGCCATTCTTGGCCTGGATGCGGGGCTTTCCACGCTTGAAATTGAAGTGGGGGAAAACGTCGGTGAGGACTGGGAGGAGGTGCTTGATCAGCGTCAGCTGGAGATTGAGTCCTGCCTGAAACGTGGACTTCCATTACCCAGCTGGGCGCAGGCGGATCAGTTCGCCAGCGAGACAATTAAAGACCCGGAGGAAAAGTGAATCTACCTCATCTGGCTCAGCGGCTGTTTAATACGCCGCTGGCCCTTCACCCAAATAAAGCCGAGGTCATCATGGCGGCGGTCATGGATCGGTTTGGTATCAGCAGAATCGAATCCTCTCTGGCGATGGAAGATGATGACTGGTACGGCTATGACGACAGTCGCGGTCGGGAATCAAAGCGCGACCCCGGATATGACAACGTAGCCGGGGTCGCCGTTATTCCGGTCTGCGGTACGCTGGTTCAGAAGCTGGGAAGCCTGCGACCGTATAGCGGCATGACCGGTTATGACGGCATCCGCCAGGCATTTCTGACCGCACTGGCCGATCCGGAGGTTAACGGCATTTGTCTGGATATTGATTCGCCCGGCGGCGAGGTGGCTGGCTGTTTTGATCTCGTTGATGAAATCTATAACGCCCGGGGAGCAAAACCCATTCATGCCATCCTGACGGAAAACGCGTATTCCGCTGCCTATGCAATCGCCAGTGCTGCCGACTATATTTCCGTTCCACGAACGGGAGGTGTGGGCTCTGTCGGCGTCATCACCATGCATCTGGACTGGACCCAGAGAATTAAAGAGGACGGCCTGAAAGTGACGATTATCACTTTCGGCAGCCGTAAAGCCGAAGGCTCTCCGTTGCGCGAGCTTTCTGAAGAAGCCTTCAATGCCATCCAGCAGGACATTAACGCGATGGGGGAATTGTTTGTGAACACCGTCGCCAGAAATCGCGGGATCAGCGCGAAGATTATTAAGAGTACTCAGGCCGCCTGTTTTATGGCTGCTGATGGTGTGGAACTTGGACTGGCTGATGAGGTGTGTCCTCCTGATGCTGCGTTCAGACATTTACTTGAAAAAACAGGAGCCTGAAATGGCAAAGAAACCGTTTAGTTTTGCTCACCTTCTCGGACGTGGCGCGTCAGCCTCCGAAGAGGAAGAGGATAAAAAATCCAAAAAGTCTAAAGCGCGCCGTGCTGAAAAAGACGAGCGTGGCGATGATGCGGAAGACGAAGACCGCGATGACGACGCTGAAGATGAAGAGCGCGATGATGATGCAGAAGACGATGGTGACGATCCGGATGCTTCTGAAGATGATGATTCAGATGATGGCGATGACGACCGCAAAGAAAGCAAAGCGGTGAAAAGCGCCCGCATTGCTGAGCGTAAACGTTGTGCCCGTATCTTCGGCAGTAAGCATGCTGCGGCAAACCCATCACTGGCGGCTTCACTCGCATTTAACACCGGGATGAGCTCTGCCGCTGCTATTGATGTGCTGGCATCTACGGCGCCAGCCGTACAACCACAGGCAACGAGAGGACGCTCTCTCGATCAGCGCATGCAGGAAAGCCATGATGTTCGCCTGGGGCAGGATGGTGACAACAAAGCCGGCGGTAAATCGGCACTGGTGAGCAAAATGACCAGTCTCTATAACTCCACTAAAGGAGAGAAATAATGGATCAGTTTGGTCAGAATCAGTTTGCTCCTGGCATGAAAAGCTCGCTGTTCGTTCCCGATCAGCTTATTGCCGGTACCCTACAGTTGGTTACCGACTCCGGTACGATTACCGGAGGCTCCTTCAAGCGCGGTACCGTACTCGGAATGATTACTGCCAGTGGCAAATACACGAAAAGTGTGAAAACGGCTGCCGACGGAAGCCAAAACCCGGTAGCAATCCTGGTTGATAACGTTGATGCGTCAACCGCCGATCAGAATGGCGGTCTGTATCTGATGGGCGAGTTCAACCAGAACCGCATCATTTACGATAACTCATGGACAGTCCCGGGGCTGAAAGCTGCCCTGCGCCCGCTGTCTATTTTCCTGAAAGACAGCATTCAGGCGCCTGTAGCCGCTTCCTGATTTAACCCTCTTATCTCCTGACTTAATGCTTTAACTGGCAGGGGCTGACTTATTCCAATTTTTGCCAGCGCATAGCTGGCATTATCAAGAGACTGAATATGGATAATATTTTTGATACCAGCGTTCTGGTAGGGGTGGTACCCAACCTGCTGACCAGCCAGAACTGGCTACTTGATCGCTTTTTCCCCAACGTTGTTACCTACGAAACGGAAGAAGTCGCCATTGATGTTGATGTCGGTCTGCGCCGTATGGCGCCGTTTGTCTCTCCGCTGGTGGAAGGCAAGATTGTAGAAAGCCGCAAATATCAGACCAACACCTTTAAACCTGCCTATATCAAAGATTTACGCGCGCCAGACCTTCGCAAACCCATTCGCCGTCAGATTGGTGAGCGCATTGGCGGTGAATTTACTGCCGGTGAACGTGAAATGCTCAACCTGCAGTTCGAAATGGCAGACCAGATCGACATGATTCAACGTCGTCTGGAGTGGATGGCCTCCAGCGCGCTGGTATCCGGTACGGTAACTGTCGCCGGTGAAGGCTATGAAACCAAAGTTGTTAACTTTGGGCGATCTTCAGATTTGACGATTACCTTGAGCGGCGCTGATAAATGGCCTCAGTCTGTCGCTGCCGGAGCAACGAATACCCAGCCCTCTGATGATATTGAGGAATGGCAGACTCTCATTTTGAAGAATTCGGGTGCGGTGCCAACTGACCTTGTTTTCACTAACAAATCATGGCGAGCATTCCGCCTGGATACCACCATCAAAGATAACGCCATCACTTTCCCGACTCTGAGTCCGTTTGGTAACCAGGTTAATGCAGGCGCTCAGGTTAATAAAGGTGCGGTCTATAAGGGGCGCTGGGGGAACTTTGACCTGTGGTTGTATAACGACTGGTACATCGACCCGCTGGACAACGTTGAAAAACCGATGATCCCGGATGGCGCGGTTATTATGAGCGGTGCCGACCTGATGGGAACGCGTGCCTTTGGTGTCATTCTGGATCCGGAATTCAACTATGGTCCGCTGGCGTATGCGCCGAAATCCTGGGTTGAAAAGAACCCGGCGCAACGGCTCATCCTGATGCAGTCTTCCCCGCTGGTTATTCCTAGCCGGGTAAATGCATCTCTCTGCGCAACGGTGGTGTGATATGGCAAAAGAAACTAAATCTGAGCTGGCGGATGATCTGAATGCGGGAGGTTCTGGCCTGGGCGTTGAAGACCTGAACATGAGCGAAGGCGGTCAGGGCAGCCAGCAGCGTAATGATGAAGGCGGTGCCAGTTCATCCGGTGATGGTGACGCTGAAAACGAAGAGGCTGCGGGCCCTGAATTTGTGGTCCTGAAGGGAAACAGCATTCGCCATAACGGTGAAGTTTACCGCGAAAATGTGCGTATTCCTGTTTCTGGTAAGGATGCCGAGCGTCTGCTGGCTGCTGGCGTGATTGCTGATGTTCAGGTGTTGCGTCAGCGCGTGCTTTCTGCAGCGCCTACCGTGAGCGTCACGACGGAGTAACCGGCATGGGCGTAGACTGGGATTTACATCTTTTAAGTCCGCTACATGGCGTCTTTGGCGATGAGCATGAGTACCGTCCTAAAGACGGTACTCCCTTCACGATTAACGGCATTTTTGACCGTGGCTACGCCCAGGCCGCTGAAAACCTTGACGGGGATTCAGTGATAAATACTTCCAGTCCGATGCTGGGTGTGCGTGATGCTGAGTTCAGGAAACTCGGTAAGCCGCAGCCGGAAGTTTCTGACCGGGTGTTTATTAAAACCGTCGGCGGCCATGCTATTAATCAGTTATTCGTTGTATCGAATGTCGAGCCAGACAGTCATGGCGGATCCCGCCTTGTTCTCAACGTGGTGAAAGCACGATGAATGCATCAGCTATTCGTAAAATGGTGGTGACGGCGCTGGTCGGTCACACAGATGCCGGCGACCGTGTTTATTCCCCGCGGGACTGGCCAACCTCAGCAGCGCTCTATCCGGCGCTGCTGGTCCAGACCCCGTTCGACCATAAAAAGGCGCAGGGACGGAATACGCCAGCGTTCACTACGGTGACCACTGTCCGCATTACTGGCCGCGTCCAGGAGTATGACGGGGAAGTAGATGATGATGGCGCTATGCGTGCCGAGATCGCCCTTGAAGATTTGCGCGAGCAGGTAGAAAGGGCGGTAATCAACAGCTACGAACTCACCCGAAAAATCCAGAAGTACGCGGAAGTGCGTTCAACGATAAATGTTGACGCTGATGGTGAGGCACATCTGGGTCAGTTGTTGTTCGAAATCGATATCGAACATTATCAGGGCCCAGAGGACTTTTATCCCGTCAACCTGCCACCGCTCGAAGGGATTGATATCACCGTCGAAATGCCTGACGGTACGCCGCGACCGGGAACCAGTATTAACCTGCAGGAGTAATCCATGTTTGTAAAACCAAAAGATGGGCTCAGCGTTCGCTGTCCCGTCCGGGGCGAAGCTTTGCCCAAAGAAGGCGCTGAGGTGCCAGATAATACATTCTGGCGGCGCCGGATGAAGGATGGCGACGTGAACCTGGTGCAGAAAGGTGTGAAGAACACCGCTCAAAAAGAGGACGACAGTAAATGACCGTTCCATTTTCACGCGTTCCCAATAATCTCCGGACGCCGTTATTTTACGTGGAGTTTGATAACTCCATGGCTAATACGGCCACGGCAACTCAACGAACTCTGCTGATTGGCCAGATGCTGCCTACCGGTACGGCGGCCGCCAACATCCCCGTTAAAGTCTCTTCACCTAATGGCGTGGGAGAGTTGACCGGTAAGGGGTCACAGCTACATGGGATGATGGCGGCCTATCAGAAGAATGATACTGCCGCTGAGGTCTGGATCCTGCCGCTGGCGGACGATTCCGGGTCAATGACGGTTGCGAAAGGGAGTATTAAAGTCGCTTCTCAGGCATCTGAGACAGGCGTCATTTCTCTCTATCTTGCTGGTATCCGTGTGCAAATGACTGTGCTGGCAACGGATACTCCGGCGCAAATTGCAACAGCGATGGTGACGGCCATTGCTCGGAAAACTGACCTGCCGGTTACTGCAGCTGTTAAATCTGATGCAACCGACACGGTCGAGCTGACGGCCAAAAATGCGGGGCTTCTGGGGAATGGCATTGATATTCGCCTTAACTACCTGGGTACCCAGGGAAGCGAGGTTACGCCAGCAGGGTTAACGCTGACAGTAACAGCGATGACTGGCGGCGCCGGTGCACCAGATTTTGTGGATGCCCTCGGTAACCTTCAGGACAAGACGTTCGATTTCATTATCAATGCCTACGACGATACGGCCTCTCTTGATGCCATGAAGGCGTTTCTGAATGATGCGTCCGGGCGCTGGGCGTGGGATAAGCAACTGTATGGCCATTCTTTCGGCACGGCTTCGGGAACCTACGCCGAGCTGGGTACAAAAGGCGAGGCCCGAAATAACCAGCATGAAACGCTGCTGGGCGTCTATCGCTCTCCGACACCACGTTATATCTGGTCTGCCGCGCTGACCGGCGCTATTGCCCCGAGCCTGCGTAACGATCCGGGCCGCCCGCTGCAGAGCCTGCCGGTTTATGGCGTGCTGGCGCCGGATTTAGCGGACCGCTTTGAACTCACTGAGCGTAACAACCTGCTGTACAGCGGCATTTCAACGTACACCGTCGCCGACGACGGGACGGTCAATGTTGAAAACATCATTACCACATACCAGAAAAACAGCTACGGCGACGAAGACGACAGTTATCTGCAGGTGGAAACTTTATTCAGCCTGATGTTCGTTACGCGCTATCTCCGCACTGCGGTAACAAGCAAATTTGGGCGAATGAAACTGGCGGCGGACGGTACGCGCTTTGCTCCGGGGCAGCCGATTGTGACGCCCAATATCATTAAGGCCGACCAGATCGCTGAATACCAGACGCTGGTATTTAACGGTTATGCGCAGGATGCCGAAGCGTTTGCCAAAAACATCATTGTTGAGCAGAACAAAACAAACCCGAACCGCGTAGATGTGTTGTGGCCGGGAGCGCTCATCAATCAACTGCGCATCTTTGCGCTGCTTAATCAGTTCCGCCTGCAGGCTGAATCAACAGGAGCTTAAAAAATGGCAGGAGATACCTCTAACCGTCTGGCCGGTACCGCCTACGTCACCGTGGACGGTATATCCGTCATGGTGGAAGGTTCCTTTAAATATCAGCCATCAACGGTAAACCGTACCACGATGACCGGAATGGATGGTGTACACGGATACAAAGAAAAACCGGTTGCCGGGTACATTTCGGCTCGCCTGCGTGACAGCGGCGGTACTAACGTAAAAGGGTTTAATGGCCAAACGAACGTCAACGTAATCGCAGAGCTGGCAAACGGTAAAACGATTATTGGCCGCTCACTCTGGACGGTCAACGTTCAGGAAGTGGAAAGCGAAGATGCGGTATTTGATGTTCGCTGGGAAGGTCGCGAAGTAACGGAGAACTAAGATGGCAGAATTAGAGCGCACCAAAATTATTGTCCTGACCACCCCTCTTGAGGACGCGGCACAAAAAACACGTTATGAGCAACTGGAGCTTAAGGCGCCCACGCTGAGTCAGGCGGAACAGTTTTATGAGAAGCAATCCTCATCATCCTCTCTTGCGGCGATGCGCCTGCTGATCGCGCTGGTATCCGATACCCGTGAAAGCGTACTGGCACCGATGGATTTTATCGACTTCCGCAAATGCGAGGTTTATCTGCTCAGTTTTTTGACCTGGCAGCCCTGACCGCCTGGCAGGAGCTTGCTGCTGAAGTGACGTTTTATTTCCGCTGGACTGAAGACAGGGCGTGGGGAATGACCTACTCCCGTCTGAAGTGGTGGGTATCGCAGGCCTCCCGTATTAACAAGATCAGGAAGCGACAGAGCGATGAGTAATGCATTCGATTTTGAGCTGGTGGCCGGCGATCATGTCAGCGAAGTAATAGCGCGCATCGACGACGCTGTTCGCAACCTCGAGCCTCAACTGGAGAAGACCCGCGAGGGCCTGCAACTGGGTGGACAGGAAACGCTCGACGGGCTGAACGGATACAATTCCAGACTGGATATTATGGCCCGGACAGCGCGCGATAACGTTCAGTTCATCGGTGACATGATCCCCCCCATGAAAATAGTGGGAGAGTTGGCAGGTAAGTTTGCCGGGCTGGGGCTGGCCGGTGGCGTGATTGGCACTATCGGCGGCGCAGCCTATGCAACAGGTAAACTTGCCGAGAGTTACAGGGAGGCCGCTCGAGGGGCTTATGACCTGAACACCCATGCGCAGAATACCGCCATGAGCGTTCAGGATTTCTCCCGGCTTTCAGGCGCCCTTCAGCTTGTGGGGGCCGACAGCGAAAGTGCGGCGTCTTCGATTGAGGGAATCTTTAAGTCGCTCAATGAAGCGAACAGCGGAAAAAATGCCGGCGTCATGGCCGCTATGGCACAGATAGGCGCGCAAATTGAGAGAAATAACGATGGCTCGGTCAATACGCTAAGGACGCTTGAGTCCATCGCAAAAATTTTTCCCAAGCTTAGACCTGATCAGCAGAAGTCGTTTGCCGACGCTATGGGGCTGACCCCTGAACTGCTGACGCTGATGCGTGAAGGTGCGAAGTACGCCGGGCTTCTGGCAAAAGCGGATAAGGTAGGGCTGACAGTGGATCCTGCCCTTAACCAGCAACTGACAAATTTTGATGTTGCGGTTAAGGAAGCGAGTGCTTCCTGGGATGGATTTAAATCAAAGCTTGAACGTAAGATTTACGCCTCTCTTGATAGCAATGGCCTGACCGACATGGTTAATGGCTTCACGGATATGCTGGCGAATAATTTCGACAATATCTCCATGAGTCGGTTTGCAGGACAAAATAAAGGCGACGACTCCGAGCTGATGCGCAGAGCGCTGGCAGATCCTGAATTCCAGAAGCGCCTCGACGGGAATGAGAAAAACCAGCTGACCGCCGGTGTGATGACCGATGAGTCCAGGAAGAAGTATCACCAGTATTTTTACAACCAGGATCGATCACGACAATTATCCGAGGATGTGAACGCGATTACCCGGCCGCAACCTGCGCGTGGACCGGTTATCTATAACCCGAACGGGAAAAATACGCTGGGATTCAGGAATCATAACCCCGGGAATCTGAGAGATGCCTCAAATACCACGGGGCGCAGTCGGGGTTTCTCAACATTCTCCAGTGACGATGATGGTCTTTCAGCCATGGCCCGGCAACTGATGCTTTATGGTGACCGGGGGAATAATACTCCGGGCGGCATTCTTCATACGTATGCCCCGCGTACTGAGAATAAAACACAGCAATATATTGACGATGTATCCGCCAGAACGGGTTATAGCGCCCGACAGCGCCTTGACCTGCATAACCCTGAGGTGCTGAAAACGCTGATGGCGGCAATGATCCAGCATGAGCAGGGGTCTCAGCCCTACACGGAAGAGCAACTGAAAAACGCGATACGGTCAGCCATTATGGATGACAGGTGGTCTGGTTTGCGGAGCCCGGAAAGGCTGACGCAGCAGCGCCGGGATATCATTTCCGGAGCCGGAGGAGGAGAAAGGCAACCATCCATACTGGCACCGGCGGACGGAGACGATGATGTTAACGTCATGACCGACAATATAACCCGCTCTCTGACGGATGCGCTTGCAGAACATCCGTTAAAACTGGAGATCGTTATGACTAACGACAAAGGGGAGCGGAAAACCTACAACGTAGAAAATAACGGGAAAATTATCACCCCCATGAATTATTAACACATGACCGCCCGTCAGGGCGGTTTTTTACTTCCGGAGAACAGATGGCAATCATTCAGGACGCTATCACCTCCCTGATGGGCGGTGATGCCAGCGATGACTGGCAAAGCCAGCTTCGTCCGTGCTCATTCCGGGGTGTTCCCTTTGCCATCATCAGCGAGGAAGGGAGTCACGGACGCCGGCAGGCTGTACATGAATATCCTTATCGGGACACGGCATGGATAGAGGATATGGGGCGCGGAACCCGCCGTTTTGTTCTCAAGGGATTTCTGGTTCAGGATAGCCTAATTTATGGCGGTGGTGATGTTATTTCCCAGCGTCTGGCGCTAATTGCCGCATGCGAAACCAAAGGCAGCGGGACGCTAATTCACCCCACGCTGGGTGAGATGACTGTTTCAGTTCCTGAAAATGGGCTGACGCTCTCCGGCGATATGAAGAGTGGGCGTGTATTTGAATTCACGCTGATGGCGATCGAGTCCGGGTTAAAGGTTTTTGCTGTGACTGGCAGTAGTGCGGCAGGTAAAACCGTTCGCACGAATTATTTGAAACTGGTCAGCACAACAGTCTTCAGCACTATCGCGCGGATTAAGGGTGAAATTCGCGGTGTGACACAGGCAATAAAAACCATAAAGAGCACCATCGGCTTCTGGACGAATATGGTTGAAAGCACCACCAATGAGGTAACGAATATCAGTAGCGTGCTGAAATCCACGTTCGGCAATCAGCGATACGGTCGTTACAGCAAGGGAACGGTAGGTGGCTCGTCATCCGGGGCGACCGGCAGTGTGGATACGGCTGATACTGACGGTTTTCAGTCGTTATCGGATCAGGTTGCTGCGCAATCCATTATGGACAGGCAGAGGATTACTGACACCGCTACCGGACTGAACGACTCAACCACCGTTGATGATTTTGTCCAGCGAACCGCTGATGTTATCAATGCCATTCTCAAATGTGCGGGCGGCATTAACGAGCGGATTTCGGCACTAGAAAAGCTGGCCAATGCAACCAGTACAGAGTATCAGAAGTCGAATGCCAGCGCAGAGATTGCTGAAACGGTCAATACCCTCATTATCGTTTTGTGCAGCGGAGCTATGGCAGCCGCGGCATCAGAATCCAACCCGACGAGCCGCGACGAAGCCGAACAGATCACCCGGCGCGTGGCCAACCAGCTCGATGCCGCCTTGCTGGTGGCGGGTGACCGGGGAGATGATGATCTTTACAGCGGGCTGCTGCAGGTCAGAACGTCATTTCTCGACACCATGAACACACTTTCTGCGGGCCTGAGTGAGCTGATGCAGTTTAATTCGGCACAGCCTCTGCCTGCACTGACGCTGACAAACCGGTTATATCT